GATGGGGAACCTGTCGCACCATCCAGTCTGAGAGGCACCAAAGCCCCTTGAGGTAGGCGTTATTGCTAACGTCTATCCACGACTGGAGTGCAGCAGCTGTGGACCCTGGACTCAGGGATGACAAGTATAATGGAGAAACGTCTTCCCCATCATACGCATCAACTCCGCAACTTTCGCGGAATTTTCCACTGTAATGCGTCTTCGACGCATTCACCTTTAACTCCAAGAAGGAGAGTAGGAGGTCCAGAGTAGGTACTGCCGACGACGGCAGAATTATGTCGTCGCCGTAGACACGGACATCCCTTGCAGCCCGCTTGATGGAACGAGAGTTCACTTTGAACCCCCCTTCATACAGCAAAACTGCGATGCAAACCATGGTGTATACCAGTGTCTGCACCGGGAATGTAGTTCCGTTCCCCTGCGGTGCATACTTGCGTAAACGCAAGTGAAAACGCTCGCCGACACCCGTTGAGTTGACTAACCAACGAGTACGGCAAGCATGCAACGCGCGCAAGAAGGAGCTATTGCCCCCAAATGCACGCTCCACTGTCCAACAAGACAAACGATCACTAGCCGACGAAAGATCGACGGTGGCGTAACTGCCTGTTTTGCTGGCGTCAAGGCATATGGCCCGTGAGGGCTTCTGGTCCTTGAAGTGGACAGACGAACGTACTTGATACGGAAGATTCTTCCGCATCCAACTCATCATACCTAACTGAAGGTACATATGAGCCTGTGGCTCAGAGGCTATCAATCGTGGAGACTTAAGAGTCTTAGGAACGGCAAGAAGCCGAGCTGGGAACTCTCGATTATCCCACTTGATCTCCTCTTCAAGATGCATATCCTCACGAGACTGACCGAATAGTCCAAACGGGAAGAACCCGTCAAGCTTTTCCGGCCAGTTCGAGAAGTGATACTTATCACATTTGGATGGTGCATCGGCCACGGATCCGTGTCCATGGGAAGGAAAGATATCCTGAGGTATGACTTCTGGCATGGTCGAACTGACTATGCGACAAACGTCATCCAAAGTCCGTAATAACGGTCTTGGCACATGATCTCGCGTAGAGAACATGTCCCCAGGTCTGTCGGAACCGTCGAGGA